CGTCAGTATATGTCAGATGGAAAATACCCCAGGTCTGGATAACTGAGAAGTCGGCCTTGGCTTTGGTGGAGAAGGCCGTGTCCATGGTCTGAATAATTTCGTCACATTCGGGCGGGTCGTCATCTTCCCAGTCTTGGAAGTCGTCCTTGTTAAAGACGTTGCCATCCTCCCCGGTCGGGGTCTGCATGTACAGGGCGCCCCAATCTGCCCGTGACAGGCCCTCGCGCGTAGCGATAAGGTCATCCATGGTAATGAACTCGGGCCAGTAGGACTCGCCTTCGGGCAGCATGAGGTAGTCGGCTGAAGGCTTGTCAAGGATGGCAGGAATGGATATGACTTCCCACTGGTCGACGCGGGCATTGCGAGCGGCCTTGTCGAGGAGGTAGCCTGAAAGGTCGCGGACATGCCACCGGGTATTGACGAGGACGATGCGGGAGTCAGGCAGCTTACGGGACCGGAAGCCGGGGCCATACCAGTTGTTGACTCGCTCGCGTTCGACGTCAGACTTGGCGGTCTGTTCTGAAAGGGGGTCGTCAAGGATGCCTAAGTTGAAGCGGTAACCAGCGATGGACTTGCCCGCGCCCGCTGGCATGAAGGACCCGCCCGTGACCAGCTTCCAGTTTGTGACGCCCGACATGTCATCACGGATGTGGACACCGGGGAAGATTTCTTGGTATTCAGTGGAGCGGACTAGGTCGCGGATACGGCCAGAACATTCCACGGCTTTGTCGGTGGTGTGGGAAATCCACATGATACGCCAATTAGGATGGCGGCCCATGCACCACGCAGCGAATAACATGAGGAGGACGGACTTCATGGAGCCGGGCGGCAGGGCCAGCATTAGGCGGTCGACTAGGCCCCGGTCAACTTCCTGCAAGGTGGCGGCGATGGCTTCGATGTGGCGCCCGTCGCGGTAGTCGTTGCCATCCAGCATGAGAGGGGCGAGGAGCTTGGCAAAAACGTAAAAGTCTTCCTGTGCCTCCAATACCGCCTTTTGATGGAGGGCTTCGGCCAGTTCAGCCTTTAGTTGAAGGACTGCGTCAGGGTTAGTGGATTTTAAGTTTGCGCTCAATTTCCGGCTCGGCTTCACGCAGGATGGCAGTCAGTTCGCTAATCCGGGTATCCAACTCTTCTTTGGAGTGGATGGTGCGGTGCGTGATTTCTTTCTTCTCGACAAACATGCCGAGGTACTTTGCAAGGTTTTCCATGGCGCGGTTGGCGTTGGTGAAGTCGCCGGAACCCATGGCCTGGGTGGCAATGTCGTTGAACCACTTGACGACATCTTCTACGTTGATTTTCATACGGGCCTTCTCCTCGATTTCGAATGCGGTGACTAGATCATGGAAGTGTGGGATGGATAGGTTTTTGTTTGCCAGGGATAGCAACACTGCCGGATTGACGCTATCGTACCCGGCTAGGCGCATGGCACCGCATTTGTTGCTGCGACCATTCAAGGCGAACTGGCGGGCGAACTCGACTTGCTTGGGCGTGAGCTTCTTGATCTTGTTGATCTTGTCCCAAGAAGCTTGCCACGTTTCGCGCAGATGTTCGCGTAGGTTACGGATTGCCTTGACGTTTTCGGCGCGAATGCCGTGACCGGGCTTGTGGATATTCATGGCCCGGAGTTCACGCTTGTGCTTGGCAATCCGGTCCTTCTGCGACGGACCATTAGCCTTACGTTCCAGCGCCTTCTTCTGGGCGCGTTCGTAGTATTCAGGAAGTTTCTTGGTGCTGATTTTGGGAACGTAAGGTTCGTCGGTCATGAGGCGGGCGTATCCTCGTCGTCGTCTTGGCGCACAATGGAAATGCGGGAACGACCCTTCTGCTCCACGGAACCCGAGCGCCCGGCATTGAAGAAGCGCAAGCCCTGCCGCTCAAGGGCGGGACGAATGCGCTTAAGTTCAGCAGCAAAGCTATGGGACGTTTGGGGCAGACGCTCGCGCGGGCCGATGTTCATTTCCAGTTGTCCAATCAAATCCGAATACGTACCTGAGAATTCCTTTTGCTTCGCCATCATACGCAGCAAGGCGGATGCCATGCCGTTGAACTCAAGCATTTGGGATTCGGCGGCGGAGCGGTTGTTCTTATAGACTTCCATAAGACGACCCGGCTTCCACCCGAAAGCTTGTTCAGCAGCAACGGCCCACACTGCAAACGCAGACATGCGCGGCTTTTCAGCCAAGACTACATTACCATAGTTTTGCATAGCTTTCAATGCTGCATTCATAAGCGAACCTAGCAGGCGTGGGTGATCTGTGTGGAAGCTATCCCAAAATTCCATATCGTCGCGGCGCAGGCGGGGGTCGATGCGGGGCAGGTGAACGTGGATGGAGCGATCCACCAAGTCACCGCGTTCGACGACGTCGGGGATGCCGTTCATGGCAACGGGGCGGCATACGCGGACGGCAGATTCTTCGGCGTTGGTGTAGAGCGCGCGGCCACCCTGGGCGCCCGTTCCTGTGCTGATAACGCACAAAGCATCAGACATCTTGTTGGAAATGAAGGACACGTTGTCGAAGGCCAGGATAAAGGAGTTGCGAACCATGGCTTGTAGGTCGCGCTGGTCTTCGGGCGGGGTACGCATATCGAGAGCATGGGGGTCGATGATACGGCGCATCAGGCGCAAGACTGTGGATTTGCCAGAACCTTGTTCGCCGGATATGGTGAGGACGGGATAGGGGCCTTCGGGGCGCAGGCAGCCGAGAAGCCACGCCGTTAGCAGCATGAGGGTGTCGTCGTCGGAGGCGATGTACTTGCGGAGTAGGGTAGGGAATTCGGACGGATCAGCGTCGAAGTCGGGGTCGGCAAGGGGCAGGACGCCAGCGCCACGCAGCATGCGGATGTGGGTCGGGCCGCCCTTAACAAGCTCGATGCCGTTGGGGGTGATGCGCCATGCGTCATTGGCGTCGTTGCCAGTGTCGATGTAGAGTTCACCTATGCGCCCACCCACGCGGATATAGTCCTTGAGCTTGGGACCACGGGTACGCGCCCAGTGTGCGAAGTAGGTTTGGGCCGAGTTGACTAGGTCGCCGTTGGGCACGATATTGATTTGATCGACACAGAACGAAGAGAACCAGCCCCGGAAGTCGCAGTTGCCCGTGGGCGTGATGGCCATGGTGCGACGGGTACCCATGTCGGTGCAATCCAAAAATAGGCGCCCGTCTTCGGTAGTCCAGGGTGTTAGTTGAGCTTTGGCGTCGTTTAGGAGTTGGACGCGATTTACTTTGTCTGTCATGTGTGGCTCCTTGATCAGAAGCACATCCTACATTAAGTGAGGATTGGTTGCAAGGGGATTCTCACTTGCTCACCACTTGCTATTCTAAGACGCGATAGTTGGAATTGAGAATTGCAAGAATGGACGTTAGTACCGCATTGATGGAGGTAATAGATGCTGAATTGGTAGCGCCTGTAGCAGAAGCCGCACTGACGCGAATCTCAAGGACGCTGACGACGTTATTGGTGGATGTCAGAGCCGCCGATACAGTATTGACTTGGACCTGCAAGACGCTTACAGAAGCCGACACATTAGTGACACGTAAGGTCAGGGCCGACACCAAAACGGAGACGGCGTTTACTTGGGCCTGTACAGCAGACGCCTGCGCTGATACAGTGCTTACGCGAATTTCAAGTGCGCTTACTACGTTGTTGATGGAAGTGATAGCTGCTGTGTTGACTGAAATTGCTGCTGACGCGGAACTAACTCGAATTTCCAGAGCAGATACTACGTTGTTAGTGGAAGTAAGCGCGGCTGAAACATTGTTGACTTGAACTTGCAGGGCCGATACAGAAGCTGATACGGCGGCCACGCGCACATCAAGAGCAGACACCAAAGCGGATACACTGTTGACTTGCGCTTGAATTGCAGACGCCTGTGCCGACACGGTACTGACACGGATTTCAAGGGCAGAAACAACGTTGTTGACAGAAGTGATAGCAACAGCGTTGACTGAGGTAACGGCACTGACGGCAGTAAGGCGGATGTCAAGGGCCGAGACGACTGCGTTGATGGAAGTGACAGCGGCTGTGTTGGTGGATACCGCAATTGACAGGTTGCTAACGCGAACTTCTAGGCCCGCGATAGCGGAAGTGTCGATGGTAGCGAGGACTGAATTGATAGCTGAAATTGAGGCAAGCGCCTGCCCCATTTGCACATTAAGTACCGATACGGATGCCGATACATTGGTAAGGCGAATGTCTAGGGCGCTTACTACGTTATTGACAGAAGTAATAGCCGCCGAGTTAGCCGCACCTGTTGCAGAAGCCGCACTGACTCTGATTTCTAAAGCGGATACGGCGTTATTGATGGATGTGATAGCTGCCGAATTAACTGAAGACAGGGCAGATACGGCACTTACGCGAACTTCAAGCGCGCTTACGACATTATTAATGGATGTGATGGCTGCCGAAGCATTGGAGGCAGCAGCCGAAACAGAACTTACACGGACTTCCAAAGCAGAAACAGCATTATTTACCGAAACAATGCCCGCTGACACAGCTTCAATACGAGAATCAAAAGTAGATACTACCGCATTTAAGGAGGTAATGGATTCAGCATTGACAGAGGTGAGGGCTGATACTTGATCGATTTGTGTTTGAAGTGCCGAGACTACAGGACTAAGAGACACGTTTACAAACGCGGCAAGCACCGATACAGTGGTCTGTAGGGTGCCGCCGTTTTGTACGACAGGAACTAGCTCAGCGCCAGTAAGCGGGCCTGCCGTCGTTAATTGCGATATTTTCTGCGGAGAAGACATTTACCGTTCACTAAGATGCGTCAACCATTTTCTGCATCCTCTTGCTTCGCGGCCAATTGTGGCTGCACCTGTTCGCGGATTTTCAATACAAGCTCAAACACACTGGCGTATGGCAAATTGCCAAGGGCCTGCATGATCATATTGATTTCGTTGATGTTGAGTTCAATCTTCACTTTATTTTCCCTTTACAATGTTAACGATGCGTGAGTTATCCTCAAGCGCAACAAATTCATGCGGGTCATGCGGCTTCCAATCGGCAATATCGCCCGCCGTCAGAACCCGCTCCCAGCCATTACCATGGGCCTTGAAGCTGCCTCTTGCAACCACGGTAATATGCACATCGCCCTCGCTATGCTGGTGCATGGGCAGCACATTGCCACTCACCGGGAAGTCGTATGCAGTTCCGGTCAGCTTCCCAAAGGTGAATGGCTTCATCTGCAACATCAGATCACCGTGGGGCCTTCTGATGGTGCCGCAGGAGCTTCAGGCTCTGGCGCAGGCGGATTTGGGTCAACAGGCGCTCCGTCAACCCACAGCCAGCCAATGTTCATTGGGCCATCCCACTGATGCAATTCGCACCCTTCAGGCGGCGTGTATGGCGTGACGCCATCCCAATCAACGACATTCACGATCACGCCATTCTGCACCATTGCGTAATTCATGACTTTCTTCTCCATATAAAACTTGATCAATTCCTCTGGTGATGGAGCGCCAGGAGGCGCAAGCATAGAGAGTAGCATTAGCTATACTCATACACGATGATGAAACCAGCGCCGCCAGCACCGCCAGCCGGGGGGCCAATGCCTGCTGTTCCACCAGCACCAATCGTTACTGTTTCTGTAGAGCCTACAGTCGTGGTGTATTTGATGGCAGTTTCGCCCTGACCACCGCCGCCACTAAGGACTACTGTCCCCCCACCTGATCCACCGCCACCGCGAACACCTGCAACTCCAACCCCACCATATCCAACGCTCTGCCCGCCGCCTTGACCACCGCCTAGTCCAGAAACTCCAATAGATGTACTACAAATTCCCGATGCATACCCACCACTACCACCACCTTGCCCTTTAAGAGCAATAGTAGCTCCTGTGCCGCCGGTTCCTCCAGCACCTCCCCCAGAATTTCTACCACCGGCAGAACCACCAGCAGCAGAAACATGCGAACCAAAAGAGGTTGTCCCGCCAGCACCTCCAGCGGTAACTTCACCACCACCACCACCACCACCACCACGAGCCACTACAACAGCCGTGGTAACGCCGCTGGTGCGCGTGTAGGTGCCGGATGAGGTAAAGACCTGCACGTTCTTGAGAGCGCCTGTGCTTCCGCCCGCAGCCTGCCAAGAAGGCGCAGAGCCAGAGCCATTTGAGGTCAATACCTGACCCGAGGTGCCGTAGTTTGCGCCGCCAATACCAAGCTGGCCAGATGAGCCAATTTGAAAGCGTTCCGTATTATTGGTTCCAAGTTTTAGCGGGATTGCCGTAATGCTGTTAATCGTCATATCAGACGATGACGCATACGCGGTACCATAAAGCGTTCCTGCAACGGAAAACCGAAGATCCGCCGCGCCAGATGCTTTATTTAATTCAAGCAAAGAATTTGGAGAACTCGTCCCAATCCCTACGTTGCCGCTGCTGTCGATGCGCATACGTTCG